GTTACAGAAATTTTATTGCCGCGCTCGCGTAACAGTTCGGCATTAACTTGTGCTTGCGTCATACCTTCGTAGCCTTTAGCGCCAGCGGTAGCAAATGAAGGAATAACAGGAACAACTGGTTTAACTGGCGTTACAACAATAGGCGTTTTATTGCCTGTAATAAGAGAACCACCACCGCCACCACCACCGCCGCCGCTAGTAACAGTTAAGGCACTAGCAGAAGCCATAGCCGATTTTAAAGCCGTAATAGCCGCTATGGTTGCTTTTGTAGCGTCAGTTATTTTGCCAAGTTTGTCATCAAAATCTTTTTGAATAGCGGCTAAATCTTCTGCCAGTTGGTCACGTGCTTCTTTTGTGGCGTCAGCAAATTCAGTTTCGGCTTCCGCTAACGCTTCCATTAATTCTGTATTAATGCTTGCCAATGTTTCGGCTAGTTCTGCGTCAATTTCGGCTAACGCTTTAGCAAGGTCGGCGTTAATTTCGGCAATACTTGCGGCAAGAACTTTATCAACTTCCGCAATTGCTTCTGCCATATCTTTTTGAGCCTGAGCAATAGAAGTATCGCGGTCTTTTTCGGCTTCTTTCATTGCGTCATTGAAACCTTTATTGATTTCTTTTTGCGCCGCTAGGTAATCTTGATTTTGTTTTACTAACGCCGCCGCGGTTTCTTTTTGCGCGTCCTGATACGCCTTGGTTAATTCTTTAGTGGCTAAACGTCCGCCTACGTTCATACTTTGCGCAAGCACATTTAAACCATCTTCTGACGTACTTTCCAAATCAACAAAAGTGGCTTGTAACTCTTTAACTGTTTCAGGATTGGCGTTGAGAATGGAATCAGCCAATGAGTTGCCAATTTCGGGTCCAGAAGAAACAACTTGTTCAATAAATGTTTGCGAAAATCCTTTAGCCTGTAAAGCGGCGGCATTAGCGGCAAGTTGTTTGGCACCTGCTAATTTATCTTTAAGGCTCTTTAAAAGACCATCAATATTTGCCGCGCCAGCCTCTTTCAAGCCTTTAAATATATCGCCAACTTTAAACGCCGTGCCACTAGCAAATGCCGAACGTAGGCGATTAACTGATTCGCTCACAATGGATTCTAATTTGTCCTGCCCAGCCTTAGTTATTTCTTCTAACTTATTGCCGTTATCTATGGCGGCTTTTTCTAAATCTTCCGCCTTTTTCTTATTAAGATTGCCCATAGTTTCGTTAAACTTCTTTTGAAGTTCGGCAATTTTATCGCTTGTATCTTTTTCAATTTTAAGTTTTTTGGCTGCCGCGTCTTTTTCTAATTTATCAATTTTATCTGCCGCGTCAGAACGTAATTTAATTTTTTTATTTTCGGCGTCTTTGGTCGCTTTGGCAATATCTTCGGAAGCCTTTTTATTTAAATCTCTAACTTTAGTTTGATAATTATTTTCAAGAGAAATCATAGTGTCGGCAAATTTAGTTTTAGCCTCTACAACTTTATCGTTAAAGTCGGCAACAATTTTCATATAACCTTCATTATTTTTCTTAACTTCTGCCTTAGCCGCGGCTGACGCTTTAGCACCAGCGCCGCCATCTCCGCCACCAGTAGCGCCGCCTACGTTTGGCAAGTCAGGTATTTTAGGCGTACTAAACGTTAATTTAATTGGCTTATTAAGTTTGTCCAAACTGGCAGCCATGCCAGTAACTTTTTTAGCCGCGCTATCAAAAAATTTACCTACGCCTTCTGTTGCGCCTTCAAGTCCTTTAAGTGCTTTACCAGCGGCATCAACGCCAAGCAAAGATAGTCCTTTTAATAATAATTTAAGTGGCCCAGTAGCAATTTTAATTAAACCAACCGCTAAATCGCCAATTACTCCAAGCAGGAATCCAAATGCTTTTATGCCAACTTTGCCAATTTGAATCATCATTTTACGGAAAGTTTCTGATTTATTCCAAAGTAAAATCAATGCGCCAATAAGTAGAACGGCGGCGGCAACAACTAAACCGATTGGATTTACTGTCATAGCCGCATTAAGTGCTAACTGTTGCCCTGTCATCATAGCCGTAACAGTTTTTTGAATAGTTGTAACGGCTGTCCAAGCCTTAGTTAATGCCGCTGAAATTTTTATGTAAGCATTATACGAGGCAAGCGCAACTGTAACTGTTACAAAAGCGCCAGCAAGTACGGACAACCAAGAAGAATTTTGCTTTATCCACGCAACTGTTTTAATAATGCCGTCTAAAAACTTTTTTAAATATGGCAAAAGAGTTGTGCCTAATGTTTCGGCAACATCAGCAAACTTTTCTTTCATTACTACCATTTGACCAGCAAATGTTTCAGTATAAGCAACTGCTTGTCCACCAATTTTGGCGTTTAATTCTGCCATTGCTTTGTCAATTGCTTGCGCTTTTGGCAGAGTGGTATCTAAAGTAATACCCATTTCTTTAAACGCTTTGGCGCCGCCCATACTTGCTTTTGCCACAATGCTTGACGCGTCAGCAAGAGAAATGTTTTTAACGCGAGCCAAGTCAGCAGATGTGGCTAACAATGCCTGCGCTTTATCTAAATCGCCAGTTGCTCTAAATAAAACGTCATAACCAGCGGCGGCTTCTTCTCCGCCAAAACCTAAATCAACATACGCGCCAGTTAGTTGTTCAACTTTCGCGCGTGTTGCCGCTGTATTAACACCAAAATTAGACAGAGTTATGCCTAATTTATTTAAAGCCTGTTCAGCCTCGTTTGCTTCTTTAATGCCAAATGCCGCAAAACCAACAAACGCCGCGCCCATAGCCAGTACGCCAGCGGTAGCAATTTTGCTTGCGTTATCTATGCCTGAAATCTTGCCGCCAGCACTCTCGGCTTGTTTGCCCATCTTGTCCAATTCGCCATCAACTTCTTTAAACTTTGCGATGGCTTGGTCGGCAATTGCCTTAATTTCAAATACGGCTGGTGGCAAGAAACTAGCCATTATTTACCACCAATCGCCATATGCTTTTGGACAATTCTAGGGGCAATCAGGCGAAACTTCGCATAAGCAGGCGACATATATGGAAACTTTTGCCCTCTTGTCCAAGTAGGCGCGCCGCCCATTTCTACGGCGCGTCCATAAATCATAGTTGGTCCAACGATTGCTTCGTATTTGGCAAAACCTTTGTCGTATTTTTCGCCGCGAATAGAACGGCGCAAGTTGCCTGTTCTGTTCATTGGCGGTTTGCCTGATGTAGCCACTTGACCTTTAGGACGTTTGCCTTGAATTTCTTCTTTGGCTAATTGGATTAAAGTTGTCATCATTTCATCACGCGTTGCGCGTGCGCCAGTATCAATTGACTTGGTGGCTTTGCCTACGGCGTCACGCACCAATTTAATGTTGCTGGTTATCATTTTCAACCTTTTTCACTAACGCCGAAATTGAGAGCAACCAATCCAACTTGGCGGCTGGTTGCTCATCAACTTCTAACGGTGTCCAACCAAATTCTTTGGCACAAACATAGTAAAGCCATTCTTCATCAGGATACGTAAAGGCTTCGTGGCGTTCGCCGCCTTCAAGTAACCATTTTAATCGTTGGAGTCGCCGAAAGGGCTTTCAGGGTCTTTTTCCGATTCGTCAGTTTGTGCCGTTTGTGGGAACAAAATCTTTTGTGCGGCTTTTGTGGCGTCAGTTAAGGCGTCATAGTCAGCCATTTCCATTTCATCAATAGACGAAATACGAATAGACGGAATAATTAAATCCAACGTCCAAGATTCAACCAAAACGGCAATTAAGCCATCAGTAAGAGAAAGTGCTTGCATAATGCCTTCTTTGGCATTGGACGCATTAGCAAAAATCTTCTTGCGGTCTTTAACGCGTAACGTAGATGGGTCGCGTAAAACGACCTCTGCGCCACTTGGTAACTTGATAGTTTGCTTTTCCATTTTTTTTCCTTCCATCGGTATGCCTTCCGATTCTAACTTAAAAAGGGTGCTAAGGGGCGGTAACAAGGAAGGCGGTTGTCACAACGCCCCTTAGCACTTATTTTCTGACCTTACGCGTAAGTGCCAGAAGCCTTTGCGTTCTGTAATACCCACTTAATTGGCGCAAAACCACCGCTTGCGCCATCATCTGTGGTGTTTGCTTGTGCGTTAAACTCAATAGCAACGCTAACAAAATCATCTCCGCGTTCAATGACCGCCGCTGTATAGGCGCCCTTTGTAATTGTGGCTTGAATTTGTACCGCTGTTGCGCCTGTGCCGTATGCCCAGTTAAGAACAATGGCTGGCTGAGTATCGTTTAAGAAGTTAATTAACTGTGAATCATTTTCCATTACAAACTTAACGTTGCCTGTAACTTCAAGTGCGCCAAGAAATACCTGATATGGATTCTGTGTGTTAGAAATGCCATAAATAGGTGTGACTCCGCGTGTCATTTCAATTGAGCCTTCCATAGCAGTTGCTACAGCAGAACCGCCAATTGAAACTGTGCCGCGCCAAACTGGCGTTGGCAATACAGTTGAGAAAGTTGGAGTTGGGTCAGCAACTGTGCTGGAAGCCCAACCAGTTGTTTTAACGTCATACTCCAACATTCCGTCCGCGTTAAACTTCAATGAGAAATCAGAGAACTGGCAACCAGGGTATGAACGCACATCAACGGCATAAAAGTCGGTAAGTGTGTAAGAGATTGGCTGAACATCAACATCACTTGTTAGGCTGTTTAACAAACTAATGGTGTGAGTGTATGGCGCGCTCGCGCCTGTTGTGGCAACTGAACCTAAAAGTCCAGCAAGTCCATATCCGATAGTGTCGGCAAATACAGCGCCGCCAAAATCAAATGTAGAACGTGTACGACCTTGAATATAGTTGTAATTAACAACGTTAGAGCCACGCAAGCCTGTATCGTAAAGTGGGTCCACAATATCTACTGGCTTTAGGCTGTCTTTTGCTACTGGGATAAAATCTGTTGGCGCAAC